GGAACTCAGGAAGCGTCGGCGGGAATTGCTGGTCCTGCAATGCCTTCAATGCGTAAGCAATCGCCGCCGGGTTATCTTGGAATCCAGCCAGTTCCTCAGCCCACACCAGTTTGACGTTAGCCATGTCGCAACGAATCCAGCGGTCTAGAAAGAGCGACCCATAGCGACCTTCAAGCCGCTTGAATATCTTACTGATCCACGATTCAGGCAACGCGGTGGCATTCTGCCGTGATGTCGCGTTCGGTAGGTTGTCGGTCATTGGTTCGTCCGGTAAGGATGATGGAGGCGGTTTCGCGTAGTTCATCGGTGCGTTGTCGTCGGCCATTCGGTGGAAGGCCGGAAAGCGGAATCACGCCAATGGATACCCATTCGGCCTTGAATCCTCGCCAGCCCCGCTGACAGCACATCGCAAGAGCATCAGACAGGCTTATCCCTGCCTTATCTGCTTCCCTGGCTATACCGTCAATGGCCGTTAGCGATGGTGGGGCTTTTGCTGCTCGCCTGTGCTTTATCCAGTCATCAGCAAGTGATTCACCGACGCCGATGCTGATGAGATGCGCTTGCGCATCAAAGCGCGGAGCGCGTATATCTTTTGACGTTGACTTTATATGGTTCTGGTTCTGGTTCTGGTTGCTATTGGGGTCGCATTGGGGTGTCATTGGGGTGGCCATAGGCACCCTATCTTTATGCTCTCCCCACCTCTTAGCGGCCCCACGTTTGCCGGCTTCGATCTGGCTATGGTACTTGGCGATTTCATCGTCACAGCGGCCATGACGATACCCGTCTGCGGTGCTGACGAAAAACTCTTTAAGAACCGACTCAACGGCGTCTTTCTGGTCGCGCATCCTTATAGCCCTGGCAGCCGCTGCAATATCGTGTGTAATCGGGCCTTCGCCCTGATAGTAAAGTTCAATCAGCCGGCGGTAAGCCAAATCCTCGTCATTAGACAGGTGCGCCGTGTGGCTGATGTAATCGCCGATATGGTGCGGATAAAAATTCACGCCGGCCTCGCAGAATGCCACCGATTAAAAACACGCCTCACGACGTAGCTTCTAACGATGCTGATTACGGTGAAAATTGCGCCGATTAGCAGATTGCTTTCCATCGGGATATTGATCCCGAACAAAGGGAAAACGAGTATCTGGCTAATCAGCGCAACCCCATAACCAATCGCAACATTGATAAACGCCTCAATGAATGATTGGAAGCGCGTTTGCATCAGGCGGCGTCCAACTCAAGTAGGTCAAAGAGGCTTGTTTGAATACCTGAACGCTCTGCGGAAAGTAGATTTTTAACGGCCTGATGATAATAAGCCGGATGTAATTCCGTCCCGATAAATTTACGGTTCATAGACAGGCAGGAAACGCCCTCAGATCCGATTCCCATGAATGGGCTAAACACGACGTCACCTTCATTAGTCCATAGCGCCAGAGCCTTTTTAGTGATGTTTAGCGGCATCGGGCATAGGTGTTTTTCTGCATCTGGGTCGCGGGCAATCCTAGCGTTGAGCACGTCAGTAGATGGCATGTCGAAATCGCCACGCCCGGATTGTTTTGGCTGATAATTCCAGATAGGCGAAGCGAGTTCCTGCCACGCTTCAAGCGGTACAACTCCTTTCGGGTGATCTACCGGCCTAACCAGATCTTCCTCGCCTGGCTTTGCCCACTTTCTGAAAACCAGAAGATACTCAGGCATTCCGACGCGGCAGAAAGAGGCGTCCTTTTGAAATGTTTTCCACAACAGCCCATGCGCATTGGTCTTTGCTCTTTCAAGAACCGGGTCACGAAAGATCGTGATACGACAGTGAAAGGTAAAACCCTCTTCCAAATGAAGTTGAGTACATTGGTCTGTATATGGACGAATTCCAGAAGACCCGTCATCGCTCGCATTTTGATAATAAACGAGGTCTTTGACGTGTATAGCGGTCAGGCGACCGGGCCGCAGCACGCGGAACTTTTCCTTAACCAGGAAGCGATATTGTTCAATGAACTCCTTGTCCGTAGCGACGTTTCCCATGTCTGCCACCGATTCGGAATAAACATAAAGCGAAGAAAAAGGCGGAGAATACACGGAAAAATCAATAGAGTTATCCGGCAGCGATTGGGCAAATTTCACACAATCTGCGTTATAGGCAGAAAAGTTCTGTCCGTTATCTTGTTCGATGATGTTCATAGAAATTCCCTTAATTAAGCCAAGCTGGGAGACTGGCGACCATGCGCGGCTCATAGGCTTGTTTGACGGTTTTCGTAATTACTTCGCGGCGCATCGCATCGAACATCTCGATCTTCATCTTTTCGTGATCTTCTTTTTTGCGCTGGATCGTGTTCCATATCGCGGTTTCGGTTTCAGCTAAGGCAATATGGCACATGACAGGCCTCTTCTGGCCGAAACGCCAGAAACGTCTGATGGCCTGATAGAACATTTCATAACTGAACGAAAGGCCGACGAATGCAGTACGCGCGCAGTGCTGCCAGTTAAGCCCAAAGCCGGCGATAGATGGCTTGCTGACAAGAATTCGGATTTTCCCGAGCGTAAAGGAATCAAGCCGTTCCTCTTTCATCTCCGGCGTCATAGTTCCGCGCACCTCAACAGCACTAGGAAGGCAGGCCATGATTGAATCAGCGTCATAGTCCGTTTCCACCCATATCATCCAAGCCTCGTTCGGTTCTGCATTGACCAACGAAGCGATCTTTTCCGCCCTGGCCGCTGAGGTAATCCGCTTCTCTTTGTGGATAGATGTCGCCGATGTATCAGGAATGCGAAACAGCATCCCTTCAGCACCTTGAGTCATGTCTGTTTCAACAATGTGCTTGATGATTTCAAGGTCTGGCAAATCAAAACCAGTATCTGAATATCCAAGGTCGGACGGTTTTCCGACACAGCGCGCCCATGACGCCACCCATGACCAGAACGGCTTTATACCGTGGCGCTTCAGTCGATAGCGGCCCATTTCCGTTTGGTCGGCAATGAACCAGCGGGCAAGCATTTCCGATGAACTCATAGCGCCGACGAACCGGGAATGCTGGCCAAGCTCCATATGGTCATTTGGCGCTGGCGTCGCGGTCGCGGCAAGTTTCCAGCGCATGTCATCGCCAAACTCAATAAGCGCCCGCGAAGTCTTTCCGGTATATGATTTGACAATACTTGATTCGTCCAGAATCAACCCTGAAAACTGATTCCTGTCGAATAGGTGGATGCGGTCGTAGTTGGTGATGTAGATGCGCGCGCCGTCGATTTCAGATGAATCACGGATAACCCTGGCATCAATATGAAACCGATCAGCTTCGCGTTGATGTTGTTTACCAACCGCTAGAGGCGCCAACATCAACACCGGGCGGTTGGTTTCTTCAACAACCACGCGCCCGTATTCCAGCTCACATAAAGTCTTACCCATGCCGGTGTCGAGAAATGCCGCACCTCTTCCGGCACGCAGCAAGAAATCAACTGTATCCATCTGATGCGGAAACAGATGACTATCCAGTTCTGGCACCATTGCCATGCCAATCATCGGCGCTTTTACGGCCTTTCGGCCTAAAAAGTCATCGTAGGTGACAGGCGCTTGTAAATTTGTCATACTTCCCTCGTTTCTATAGGAACCCGGACGAGGCGTTAGCGCGCCGATGACTCCGGGTTTTCTTTTGTCTGCCGTCAGGCCGCAGACTTCGCCATTGCACACTCCAAACATCTGAACCCATTACGCCAGCCGCGAGACTTCCTGCCCTTCATTGGCTTGGATTTCTTACAGTCTGGACACAGAAACCGATAGTTGCCTGCAACCCCGTTGATCGGGGACATGTCCTGGACTCCGGTTTCATGCCGGAACGTCTCAAGCTCGCGCGGGGTCTGGTAGGACATATCTTACGAAGAAAAAACCCGGCCAACGGTTGCGGTCGCTGGCCGGGTGCAAAAACCCGATGGGGAGAAGGAGAGGGGGAACCCCACCGGGAAGGGGGAACGCATCATGCGACCTCGTGCTGGTCGAGATCGGCGAATACTTCCGGATACGCTAGACGGAAG